ACAGTTTCTAATGCATAGTCACCTGTTGGCTTAATTATAAAGTCTGCGATGCCCAACCATTGATTATCATTTAAGTTGTCTGCCCAGTCAAATAAATTTAACTTACCGTCAAATTCAATAATAGGTCGTCTAGCAAGTTTTGCTGGCTCAATTAATTTCTTAAGACCAATGCCGCCATATACTAGTTTATTAATTTTCTTTAGAGTATCAACATCTGTCCATTTGTTATTTCTGCTCCATGCAGTTTTAAATGGGCTATCAGTTGTTGAAACTACGTAATCTTTTGCTGTAACTACGGCTGTTGATTTATCATAATTTAATGTATCAAAGCCTACAAGCTGATGTTTATATTTTGATAATGTTTCCTCAGATGTACCAGGAACTATAAACTGTCTAACAGTTGTAGCGTTAACAAACTCAGCATCAACTAATTTTACAACATAAGAATTACCAGTTGTACTGTTTCTGCCAGTATAATATAGCTTATGGTATTCAAGGTTTATAAGTGTGTTTGCATTATTTGAATCAACCCACTCAGGGCCAAATGCCACTAGCGTATCTTCAATCCATTGTGTCTTGTTTGATTCAGCATTAGTAAATATAAAACCATCAAACAATGGTAGTCTGTTGGCATTAGCATTATAATAAGATATCATTGTGCCGAAGTGTGTTCTATATTCTGAACTTGAAGCGTCTGCAATATCATTCCAAATAGGACTAAGTTTGTTTGGTGCAACTATTGATACTGTAGTTTCGTCCCAAATTCCGCCTACTGTTATTGTAGTTTTTGTAGTGTCAGGATAACTTTGAGAGTTATTAACCCAGCTATACCAAGGTATTAATTTTATTGCAGAGCCTGTTCCTGAAACAAGATATGTTTGTTTATATGCATCAGGGTGCCATCCATCGCCTGTAAATTTAATAAGCATTTGATCTGCTAGAGCAAATGTATTATTGTTATCTATAACTGTGTATGCTATTTGATTAGCTGAAAGTGTTACTGGATTAATAGCTGTTGTAAAACCTGCATTGTTTGAATTTTTAGAATATAGTACATCTGTAGTTTTACTAACTTGCCATTTCCTAACAGTGTTATCCCACTTGTGAGTTTTTAATGTGCCGCCATCATTTAAATCAAAGTAGTCGCCATTTGCTGGACTTGATGGGAAGGTAGTACCAGTTGCTATGTTTGCATTAGCTGCATCAACTGTTGCCACGTTAAGTGTTCTCACACTTTCGTATGTTGGCATTTGGTCTACCCATGCATAGTTTGTGTAATTTATAAACTTATGTATGTTAATTGGTGGACGATAGCTGTACTGCTTTGTAGCATAGGCTGCATTGTAGTTGTAATTTGAAAGATCAATATTAATTGAGTTTGCAATATCATCTACAGTTATTGCATCTAATAGTTTTTTATTATCATCTTTAACAGTAATTGTAGGTGATAGTTTTTGTTTGTCTACATAAATTTCATTAGCATTTCTATTCTTACCTGACTTATCTCCAATGAAACCTTCAACATTTTTGAGACTTCCTTTTGAAATCATCTGGTCTAATGTACTGTCTAGCCATTTTTTATTTACATCAGTATTAAAAACCTGAGGTAGTAAGCTAGACGATTTTATTTTTGGAGTATTATAACTTCCTGAATTTTTCTTAGACATTAAATCTTATCCTAATTTGTTTTTGTAACAACGTTTGTAACGATATCAATATCGTCTATGCTAACATCCGGTATAAACATCTCATCAATGTTTGGTGTAATTTCAAACAGTTCACCAAACACACTTGAAGATCCATGCGGTACAATAGTAAAACTACTAATTGTCATTGACATTTCTTTATGTACGTATGCTGCTAATTCTGTAAAGTAAAATGTTTCTCCAAAGCTCCAGTTTTCAACTGCAAAGAACTTTGTAATTGCTTTAACAACATTTGCTCTAACTTCACTATCAACAACATTACTTCCTTTTACTTTCACTACATCAAACGTTGCACGTAAAGATGAGTGTGCAATTGGTCCAAACAGTGTCTTGTATTTAACCGGCTTATAAATTACTGTATCGCTGATTGTTTTTTGTTTCTCAACATTTACAAAGCTAGCCGCTAGTGCATTACTTGTAGGTGGAAGTGGTTCTAATCCTTCGTTAGTTAGTAACCATGTTCTATATGTTGCATCATATGTTTTATCTAATACATATACATCAATAATGTTTGTATAGCTAGGATCAACAATTTCTCTATCTGCAGCAATATGCTTCCATACAAAGTTTAAATTATCAAGCCCAGTATATTGTATACCACCTTCAGTAATAACTGGTGTAGGTGGTGGGCTTATCTTTAATGGATTAGTAAGTTCGCTGAACACTAATGGATTGTCTGGTCTATTATCATAGTTATCATCAACTAATGACAAGTAAACATGTGATGCATCAATGACGCCGTTTGCATCTTGTGCAACTCCGCTTACATTCAGTTTGCCTATTGTGGTGCTGATTGCAGCGCCAACTATATTATTAACAGTAAACTCAACTGTATCTTGTGCTTTTTTCTTTGTAAGTGAATCAAGTCCAGAATTTAAACTAACATTAGTAAATGCTACGCTAGCACTCTTTAATATATATTTTGTAGTTCTTGTATAGATATTATATTTGTTTGAATCAAACTTAAAGTAAATTAACCAACTGGTATCTGTATTCCCAAACGCATGGCTATCAAAATTAGCTACGTATGCTTCAGGTGTGTTGTCTAATTCCCAACTTTGGTTCTTATAATCATATCTAAGTGAAAACGATACTTTTGCATCAAGGTATGTTTTAATAATGTTTGATTCTTTTGTTTTAAATAAACGTGCGAACGCTGGTACAATAACATCAATAACACTACCGGTTGGTACCATTGCGTCCATTGTAATTGCGCCAAGTCCACTTGATTTTAATCCACTTGCTTTTCCAAGTTGTGTACCATCAATTCCTAATCCGTAACCAAATACGTTTAGTACTTTACTCCACACTGTTGTTCCAGTTGGTGTAATGAATTTAACCATTGCGCCGGTTCTAAGTTGATTTAAATAATTTGTTTGTGATTTACCTACACGCTCTACATTAACACCGTTCTTTAAAATAAAATATCCAGTGTTTGCGTTATAAACATTTCCGCCAGGTACAGTCCAAATGAATCCACCTATAGTAAAGTTTGCATCGCCAAATGTTATGTTCGGGGTATATGAGTAAGATGTCTTTAATGCACTAAATGCATTTGTGAACTTTGTATAATATAAGTTAATAAGATCAAAGTCGCCTAGCTGACTTTTTACATACTTCTCAAATATGTAATCTTTGTTCATACCAACTACGGTAGTTTGACTTTTAACACTATTATCTTCATACAAACGACCATCAGCACCATTAATTAATAAGTTACTGTATTCGCCTGTTGGATCAGTGAAGTCAACGTATCTACTGTGTCCGCTAAATGTTCTGTTAAGACTTTTAACTTTTACTACGTTAGCTGACTGGTATGAGAACAATGTGTTATAATCATCTGCTGTAACTAATCTGTTTTGGCTTGCATATGCTAACGGAGCATTTTGTTTAATATTGTCTAATGTTTCTGCAGTACTTGCTGATGTAATGCTTGTTTTTAATTGTAATGTAAGTTGTGCAACATAATCATTTCCGTCAAGTCCTTGATACTTGATTGAAATCTTTTTGTTTGCTAAATCAGCTGGACGTACTGTATATGTTTCGTTTTTACTTACACGATACCATACACGTATAATCCCTTGTGGTGCATTACCAAACGTTTGATCTGCAAAGTTAATTGAAATTTGATTATCTTTTCTAGTTCTAACACTAAACACATCTCTGTTGGATGCTATTACACCATTATATGATGTGTTGTTATAGCTTGCGATACTCTTTACATTAGTCCATTGCTTAACAATAGTTCCGTCTTTGTTTACAGTTTGTACCCATACGTCACTGTTGTTAATATGGTCTACATTAATATCTATTGTTTGATTGTCAATTGGGTCAGTAATTTGTACATCTTTAAATGCTAGTGTTCCTTCTTTAATTCCAAAGAAGAAACCTGTGTCTTTGTTTGTTAACCCTAATCCACTATTCTTATAATACAATCCAAATGCGCTAGAAGGCATTGGTGCTTTTTCATAAACAATATTATTCTCATAGTCTACACTTACAATATTAAATGTAGATGATACACCATTAGCGACACCAGTTACGTCAAACTTAATTTGACCAGCTGTATTGTTTAATTCATAAAACTGTTGTTGTATATTACTTACTGTTGTTTGTTTCTTTGGACTACCAAATTGGTTACCAAATTGTAAAACACTATTCATAACAGCAATAAAATCATCCAAGTTATTTACATTACTTGTTGATTCAAATTTAATTTCTTGTCCACCTAAACTTGTTCCGGCACTACCAATCACTTGTTCGTTTGTTTTTGCACTGATTACTTTCATCTCACCAAACGCTGACACATTACGTCTTGGTGTGTATCCAATAAACTCTGCAAGTTTATAAACACTATCCTGTCTTTCGGCAGTACTTAAAAAGTTATTCCTTGAGTTAAGGTCAACTCTAAATGCTAAGTTGTGTCCCATTTGCGCTACTACATCAAGTAGTGCTACAAACTCTGAACTTTCAATCCAGTCATTGTAATTCTCTGGATATGTATTTCTTACATACTCAACCATTGATAATCGAATAGTATCATAATCAAATGCTTGTAAATTAGCGTTGATGTACGATTCGTATACCGCTTTATAGTCTTCGGATGCAAAAAGTTTTGATTGTCTAATATTTTGTGCCATAATTAAAACTCTGCCGTTTCAGTGAAATCTGTGTCAAATATAATCTGCAAATCTGTTGCAGTTGTAGATGGTAGATATAATAACTCTACTGCTACTGTTACCTTTTGATCTTTTTTACTAACTGTGACACTATTGCCACTAATTAGATCGAACCTTGGATCGTGTGTTACAACGTTATGTACTTCTTCGGTAATCATTTCAATTGTAGTTTCGTCCAATGGTTGGAAAACATAATAAGGCAAGTTACTGCCAAAATCTGGGTTAGTCCATTTCTCTCCTTTACGGATATGAAAATGGTTCAACAGATCTCGTTTAG